CAGTGCCTTGTAGCTGGCATACGTCAAACCGGAGTATTGAAAACTGTCGATAATGACTACATCGGGGCTACGGCGCTTCGAAAGTCGTTCGCTCAGGTCGTCCATCGATTCCCGGTCTAATATTTTGAACTTTCGGTTCACTTCTTCCATTCGTTCTCGGTTCAGTGTGTTTTGGAATGAAAGCCTCGTACTTTCTTCCAGGCTGTCGTAAGCGACCGTACACCACCGGCAAAGATATTTGGCCAGCTTCATGACGAAGGTACTTTTACCGTTTCCGCTTTCGCCCCAAATGATCCACGTTCCGGTCCGATCCGGTCGGCCAAAAGCGGCTTCCCATTCACCCTCGAATGGGAAACAGGGGATATTCATAGACTGTACTTCTTTTGGTGAATAGGCTCTTTTCATGCTTTTATCTCCTTTACTGCTACCTGGCAACTGGTTGCGTTTACTATTTTGTTTGCCAATTCCAAATTATCTATCTCTATCACGATCAGCCCGACCGTCTTTGCCCGTCGTACCCGAATATCGCAAGGATATTCGCCTTCGTTCCAAAGCAGGAGCACGTGGGCGGCGTATTGTGGCTCCATACCTAACTGGTAAATCTTCTTATTCATAATCGGCCTCCCTTCTGATTTTTTCGATTTCGGTATAAACCCGTCGTAGGCTGCCACCTGTTCGATTTACAATTTGCGCCACGTCGTTTCGCCCCGGAGCGTTCACCTTTACTACCATTGCGGCCTGTGCTTTCAAGAACACTTCCCGTTCTTTCCCGTCGTCCGGAGTTACTTTGCTGAATTTATCTCCGTACCGACTGAACATTTCCGTGTAACCGATCTTTTCGTTTTCAATCGAACGGATGATTTTTGCCCGAAGTCCGTCAGCACCCATCATATACCAGGCGCAACTGCGTTCGGTAGCGTTCCAAAGGGCTTTCAATTCCAAAAAGGCGGTATAATCCAAATCCCCGGCTTCATCAAGAATAATCAGCGGGCGTTCCAGGGTTTTCAGGTAAAAGGCGAGATCGTCGTACACATCACAGTACCGGCCGTTATTGTTTACGCCAAATTCTTTGGCGATAAAGCGGATCAACCGGGATTTCGTTTTCACCTGCGAACAGTCCACGTAAATGGCATTCTTATGTGTCTTGACATACGCCCTTGCCGTGAATGTTTTCCCGATATTGGCCAAATCACAAAGTAGGGCTGATACACCGCTTTCTTGGCAAACCCGAAGCTGTTCGGTAATAAACAGGAAGGTCGGCGTTTCTGCAATTTTCCATTCTATTTCATTACGAAGGGAAACATTTAACCGGCGGGCGATGCAAACCCAGGTAGCATCACTTACCATGCGGTCAATCTTTCCTTTCTTCAATGAATTGTAAACACTGGAAGAAATGCCCAGTGCGGCAGCGTGCTTGTTGTCGCTGGGGTAATTTTCCCGATTTTCTTTTATGGCAGTGATTATATTCTGCTTGATTTCGTTTGTCAGTTCCATTATATTGCTGTTTTAATATGATTATTATTCCGTTTAAATACTGGCTATCGCCCGTTTTACATAGTTCTTCGGATCGTAGTTCAAGAAGTCCATATCGTCGTTGTTTTGTGGTATCTGAACTTCTTTCGGTTGAACTTCCTTTATCTTCCGGGCGGTCTCTTTCTTTAAGATGCCAACCGGTTTCGCCTCGTTCCGCTCCATCATCCGGTCGAACGCCTTTCCGAATTTCAACTGTTCGGTCATGATCCGTCGGTCTTCTTCGGTCTGTTCGGCGGCTGCGGTGTTGAATTTGCCCATATCCACCAGCTTGTCTATCAGTTTGCCGTTTTGGTAGATAAACAGGTCTTTGATACTTCCGTCTTCTTCCGGTATGTAGTAGGCATCCACCTTATAATTATTGGGGGCCAACCTTTCGATCACTTCCGGCGAACTCAGCCAGTAGTCAGTATAATTCACCCGGCAGTAGCTGTTTCGGCGGATGCTGGTTTCAACGTGTTCGCCGATATATTTGGCGACAAATGACTTGTCGTAAGGCTCCAGATTCGGATTCATGGTTTCGCAAAGCACCTGCCAGCGGCTCATACCCGGATATTTCTTTTGGTTTGGGTGAAGCGATTCGTTGAAAAGCCGGATAATCTCCTGATCTTCGGCAATCAGTTCGTCCCAGGTATAATATTGCTTATCTTCGTAAGTGTCGTTCAGTTCGTCGAACACTTTTTTCGCCTCCGTCCGGTATTTTTTATTCTTGGCGTAAAAACGTCCGATTCCTAATTGGTGTTCGTGTTCCAGGCTTCGTTTCTTGGCTCCGTTAAATTGTTCTGCATGCTTTTCCTGCGAATTTTGCGGGGCGCAGAAGTGAACAAAGGGAAATACTTCACCAGCTTTCAAAAAGCCGTCTTTCCATTGGCTCATTAAATGGTTTTCCACTTCCACCTGCGCCGGGGTTCCCCAGCCGTTCCGATCTATCAGGCGGAACATGCTGCGAAACATGTCCACTACCAAATCAATATCCTTTTTCCGGCTATATGCGTACCCGACTACACATTGGCTGGCCACATCGTAAGCGTAATAGGCTTTCGGGCGTTGTTTCGTGTCTTTCAGTTTACGCGGAAGGTCGCGGTCGTCGAAAGAGATCAGGCTGAATGCAAACCCCGGATTCTCCCGGTGGACGTGCGGCCGTTGTTCGTGCATGAAAGTTGTCCAACTCATGTGCTGTTTGTCTATCAAAGCCTGATTCTTTGGTAAGCTCAAATAATACTGAACTGTTGAAGGGCTTAACTCTATCGGGTTGCCTTTCTTGTCCGTATAATCCTCCGGGCTGTAAATCTCGCCCGTTTCCGGATCGTACATTTCCAACTCGCCCCGTACAAACTGATTATACATTTCATGAACACTGGTATTCCAAGGCCTGTTAGGACGCGCGGCAATACTTACCAGCAATTTTTCAATCTTGATATTAACCAAGCGCGTATTCTGGTTGCCGAACTTCTTGCTTATCAGGCTGGCGTAACTCTTTTCCTTAAACTCGTTCACCTTCTTTTTAAAACGGTTCACCGATGTTGGTAACGTGTGGCCAAACTCTGCCTGATAGAAATTGATCGCTCCGGCCATTTCTTCCCAGCAAACCCGGTTCCCCTGCATAACGGCCCGCTTCATCTTTACATCGTCCATCAACCGCAGTACAGCGCGAATGGCGGAAGCGTTCAACACGTATTCCTGTTGCTGTTCGAGCTCAAGTTCTTTTCCGGAGGCCAACCTATACCCGGCAAAGAAAACCCGAGCGTTTTCGTCGATACTCCAGTGAGCAGCAAACCAGTTTCGTAATATTTCAGACTTCATATCACCATATTTTTGCTCGACCATCTTTCTGTATTTCTCCGGAAGGCTTTCAACGGCAACCAAAGCGGTTACGCCGCGGCCTATGCCTTTACGGACAACCCGGATTTTACCGCGCTTTACTAACGATTTATAGCATTCATTTGTCATAATAGGAGCTTTGGTATTATCAATCTGGTAACCACCCACAGCGGGCCTATCGTCCCTTGTCAGGTCCTCTTTTGAGATACATAATATTTTCCCGTAGTATTCCATATTGAACCCTCCTTAGCTATTCTATAAAGACTGAGCCAGCTTGTAAACTTCACCTTGTACGCTCATAAACTCAGAAAGGGTAAGCCCGTCTTCAACCCGGCGAACCTCGCCGTCTACCAATACCGCCAGCCGGTTGGTATTCATGTGCAATATGATTTTCACACGAGGGCCGAATGTTTGTGTCATGGTTCCTTCGGCCGTTTGGTGGGTCGTATCAAAACCCGGAAGCGGACCGTTTATTTCCACACCGCCCATTTCCTTTTTGGCTGTATAGCGGATTTTTCGGGCCAGTTCGTTGTCGCTCTCATAGTTGAGTGCTTTCCACACCGTAACGCGGGTAACTCCAAATGCCTCCTGGAGTTTCTTTCTTGCGTCGCTGTCGATTATTATTTGTCGTTTCATATTCTATTGCTTTTTTAATACCGTTATTATTCTGTTTAAAAGGCTTCCGCTATTCTCCCGAACCACGGAAGTTTTGCTACATTTGTAGCATATTAAACCAAAAAATTAAATAATCATGAATACTGGTTATACTACCGAGGATCTTATACGCCTTGAGGCTCGCCTTTATGCCGTTGAGCGTTACATCCAAGAACACGATCCTGAAGGGGGTTGGTTCTTAGACCAAGAGTATCACAAATATCTCTCAGTTGTCGCATTTCGTCACGGTGACGACGAAATGATTCATCGCATGATTCAAGAAAGGAACGCTCATGAGGAGCTGTGCCGTAAACAGGATATTGAGATAAAATTTCCTTAGCTTTAGAAGATGCTTCTATAAAAGATCTTTTGTGTTCCGCAATCTCCTGATAATAAAGATCCGTAATGGAAGCGCATTTCTCTTCAATCATTCTGCGAAGTGATTCTTTGCAGGATTCGTTAAGGCAAGAGTTCTTGATTTTAGATAATGAATTATAGAAATCTGCCCTTTTCTCCTGAGATTGAAAAGTAGAAGTATCTGTTTGCTCCGGAAAATTTATAAAATACTGTCCGGGCGTGTTTGGTCCGGGCAATGTATAGACCTGAATAGCCCCTCTTGCCTTTAATCTCTTAAACTGGCCGGCGGTCATAATACCGGGAACCAAATCTTCATACCTGAACAGCTTTGAGTATTTCAATTCTATTTCCTTCCCAACCGTTTTTCTCTCCAAAATGGCAATACCACCAATATATACATTTTGGAATATTGCCGTTTCCGGAACCCCACTTAATTCCTTTTCTATCTTTTTCAGCAACTCTTGTTTTCCACGGCACACGCCTGTATTGAACCGTACACACTCCTTCTTTGCGATTACCTTTTTCACTTTCATGATATTTCCTCCTTATTTTATAGTTTCAATCGTACAATCTTCCAACTTCCCGGCAAGAACCGCCCTTACATAAGCCATCGCACATTCGCCCGAAGTCGCTACTACAAAATCCGTCTGACCTGTTCCCGTAGCCGCTATATCCTCGTGGTTGTTGAACTTTTCAATCAGGTTCAGCATCTTAAACTGCTCCTTTTCGTCGATAAATACCTTAATTGCTTTCATGTTTCACCATTTTAATTATGCCGTCTCGAGCGTTTTTCCTATATTTACCGCCCGTTATCATTGTTAATTCACCGCAAATATATACAGTTTGTAGATATATACAAAACAAAATGTAGATTATTTCTACAAAATGTAGTTTATTTTTTGAAGTCATGGATAAAAAACAGATGCTTGAAGCTATTTTGGGCT